TACAGATGCAGTCCTTGTGCGGTTGTATCGGGCTGTGAGACCGCTTGTGGAGGCTGTAAGACCTGTAGCACCAAGGTAGAGTTCGATGCTTTGTGAGGTACTTCCGGGAGCGATTGTGATGGTGGATGCGTTGCGCTCATTGCCACCGTTGTATGCAATCTGCGATGGTGTTGAGTTGATAACCCTATAAGCACCGGAGCCAGCATCAGGAGATGCACCCGTCCACGTTACACCGTAAAGGTCAGCGGCAGGTGCGCCGGTTGCTGTACCGAATGCGATGTTAGGCCCACCCTGCAATGATGTCCACATCTGCTGATAGTTCATGCCTTGATTGAGCAGGTAAGTGTAATCAACACCTTGTGCGCCTGTAGATACAGAGTTTGCGCCTGCTGTTACATTTTGACGACCACTTCCTAAAAACCTATTAAAGTTTTCTGTTAACGGACCTGCACCCGTTGTTGATTGTATTGCAAAGTTTGAATAGCATAAGAAAAGGCTATTTCTCACAAATGAAGCCGTACCCGTAGTGTTAGCCCTTTGAACCACTCCATTTACACTGGAGAAAAAAGTACAGTTGAACATTGCAAAATTTGTATTGTTTGAATCGATTATAAGAGAAGACATTAAAAAGAGGCAGTCGGTAACACTTGTTGCATCTGTTGTATTTGTGCCTTGAATAAATATTGCAGTGGACATTCCAACAAAACAGCATCTAGTAATTGTTGCATCAACCGGGTTACTAGTTGCAGATGTTATTCTGATTGCGGTGTAAGCTTGATTGCTACTAACAAATTGACACCTTGTAAACTTTGCATATCTTGATGTGTTCAAAACAACCATATTTGCGGCATCAGAAGACCACCAAATGTTTTGGAAATGCAGGTAGTTCTTTGTTGTACCTGTTATCAAAACGCCGGATGTAATCTGCGTTGTACCTGCCGCGTTCCAAGCGGAATGATACACAGGCCCAGCCGCTATACCGGGGAACTGTGACGCGGTAGGGTCTCCAATAATAAACGTTTCAGCGGTCGGGTTTGTTATGCCAATCGTGACGGATTCGTTATATGTTCCGGGAGCGATGTAGACAGTATCACCAGAGGAAATGCCGGTAGCCCCTAAAGCCTTCCCGATGGTAGCCCAAGCGCTAGATGGCGATGTCCCTGCAAGGGAATCGTTACCGCCGTCAGCGGCTAACTTTACATAATACGTTGCCATTATTCGGCATCCCCTGACACTATCTGTTGAGCCATAACGCCAGCGAACTGCTGCACAATCTTGTACTGGAATGTTTCATCCTGCTGAACCCACCAGATGTTGACTGATGTTCCATCAGGCCCAAACGTTCCAAGGATGTTCCCGGCATCGTCTTCGATGTCACCAAAGACACGCCAATCGGTTGACGGTGCTGGTTCCTTTTGGAGGTAGAAGTTTTGCAGGTTCATTTGCCCACCTTCAAAGCATTCATCCCCACACCCTTGAACGGCATCGTCAAGAACGCCAGCACACTAGACACAGCAGCAGACACACCCGCCGCTACCGCCTTGCTCCCGTACAGTGCCAGCACTTTTTTGTTGTTCATCTACATTCACCTTTGGCTATTGTTTTCCATCTCATTCTATGCCAAACGAATGCCCATGAAAACAATCCAGCAAGTCCTACATTCAACACTATTTCAGAAACAGATGGGGTTGACAACGACAAGAGGTTCATTAATGCACCAGTGGCAACCATTGCAAGAGACAGCTTTATCAACAACCGTAAGTGTAAAGCCATACTTAACATCGGGCTGTGGTCTGCTTGAAGCATGGCAATAAAACCAGTTATTGACACTGCAATGATGCCTGACGCTATAGCATTAACCAGCGTTGCCATTCTTCTTTACCTCTGTTGTTGTTTTTGTTATTTGCAACTTCTCAGTAATGAACTCAACACCACGTAAACCAAGCGTCCCCATCAAAAAACTCAAACCAAGCATATACTTAGGGTCATTGATTTTTAGTAGGTCAGCAATTATCGGAGTCAGATATGTTGCGCTTGCTGTGCCAGATAGAACAGCAATTACTAGACCACCGATGTTCTTGTGACTTTGCCGTGATACCCCAACAAGACTGCCGAAAAAGCCAGCAACAATCTGTTGTATCTCGTCTGAGCTCAGACCTCTATCAATCGACATCTTCTGTCTCCCGTGTTGCTTTATTACGGCTGAGCACCGTTCCGACAGTTGTTATTTTCATCTCTTCTTCAAGTTGCTGGATAGCCGCTTGTTTGGCACTTGCAAGTTGAAATGTTGGTACATCTTTATCTTGACGTATAAAGAAAGCGATACAGGCACTAACTGCTGCTGGTACACCGCCTTGAAGTCCTTCAATACAGGAGACAGTAAATGCCTTCATGACTAAGCCGAAAGATGCAGTGTCTGGTATATGTTGTGTCTTCCAACTAGAGTCAAACTCAGGCCCAAAGCCAACCATAAAAGCACCTAAGGCTATTAAGAATAAACGTCCGTAAGCAATGTTCATAGGGCATCTACTCCAGTATCAGAAACAACGTCAGCATCAGCAATAAGTAGTAAAGCATCTGAACGACCGTAGTCCACAGACTTGATATTAAACACCCTCTGCCTCATCGTCCCACTTACGACTTTAACTCTGTCCTTGGGCATCAGGGAGGTTCCTGTGGGCATATAAATCTGCCAGTTGCTTCTAGCCTGTAGCACTCCACCTTCAAGGGATTCTTTACCGTCACTGAAAACTATTCTTGCTTTGACTGCCTTGACGAGTCGCCAATCAGATGTGATTCCACCCATGCCGTCAGACTGGGGTAAGTCACGAAGTACTTGTACCTCCGTACTGCATGCACGGCGTACCATCTCAGCACGGATTGGTGATAGAGCATCTTGATTAAACATAGACAAGATAAATGTACACAAAGTCTGAACACATATCTATGGAATCTGCGTTGACAGTGGTCTACATAGGGTGTAGTATCTCTACGGTGTGTTTCGCATGGAAAAAAAGACCTACCGGAAGGTAGGTCTTTTTTAGTAGATGTTGTATGGACGGTATCTTTCAGCCGTCTTTAAACAGTTTTCGTACAACTGATTCATCTTGATGTCAACAGACTCATCTTTAGAATCAGCAAACTCAGTACAGCGTTGTGCTTTTAATAGCCATCCACGCCAAGCGGCTCGCTTGACATCGTAACGTTCAGTCCAAGCGGAACCATAGTCAGCCCATTCAATTGTTCCATCTGTTTGCAACTTACCTTTATACGGATTTGTTGTCCATGATGGTTCTGTCGCACCAGATATCCCGGCCAGTACACAGACAAATATTCTTCCTGACCGAGTAGCCGGAAAGACGATGTCGTCAACTTGATATGCGGTTTCTGGTTCCCAAAGGTAGCCGCGTTGGCTTTCATCAACTAGAGTCAACAAATCATCTGACGACAACACAGGCTGCCTATCAGCACTGCACATACGTGCTAGGTCTAAAGCGATTTGTTCTCTTGTTTTCATATGTTAGAAGCCAAGTGGGTAGGTGGGATTTTCCCACCTACCCACTTATGGATTACAGAACTACTTCGTAGCCCGTAGCACCATGCTGAGCAGCCGTAAACGGTGATTCCTTTGCACGGCTCAGGATACAGGTAACACCTGCAAGAAGACCCGTGGAGGTACCAGCAAGGGAGAAACGGAGGTAGCGACGACGCTTCTTCATATCCAACTCGTAGATATAAAACTTTCCGTTGTCTGTGGATGCGACGATGGTAGCAACGTTAGCGGTGCCAGCAATGTCAACCCAGTTGGAGTTGTCATCCGACTCCTGCAACTTGAGTCCACCGATTGCAACAGTCGTGGAGATAACTCCAGCCTGTACAACAACAGTAGCGTAGTCAAATTTGACGCCAAGTTGAACAGAGTCAACTGCTGTACCGGTAACAGTCGAAGTGACTGCAATCGGTGCAAGCATCGTCATGAATTTGGAATCTTGAATCTGAATCATGTCAGTTTTCCTCTAGAGGGGTTTCTCAACCCCTCTATTCATTTCAGTGATTACTACGAAGCGGCAGTAATCAGACCAACGATAGGACCGGGCTGGCGGAGCGAAGCCGTAGCAGAAGCGTTTCCAACGTCATGGACGTTGATATCGTAACGCTGTGTACCACGGAGGGTCAACTCATCGGTCGTGAAGGCAGCATGCTCGGAAAGAGCAAGCGTAACGTCACGGCGGTCACCAAGCATGGAACCAAGGCGAAGGTCGCCAAGGAGACAAC